CCGGCCCCGATAATCACCACGTCGCGGTTTCGCCCGAGGCCAGCCAGCATCGACTGCATCACCTTCGACGTCGGGTCCTCCAGCTGGCGGACCAGGTCCTCGTTGTCGATGAAACGACCATCGGCGTAGGGCAGGAAGCTTCCGAAACGCCGGTACATATCCACGAACCCGGAGGGGCTGTCGGGGACGCGGGTGGTGACGAGCTGGGGATCGCTGGTCCCGACGTCGTCGGCGTTGAAGTACTGCCCGGGGGTGTCGTAGGCGAGATCGCTGTCGACGGCTGCGAGCAGTCGCGAGCGGGTCTGTTGGGGCAAGAGGTTGAGGTTGGCCCGAAACCCCGGGACGTAAAGAGACTGGGCAGTTGCGCCGGTCGGATCGGCCATAGGACACCTGTCGATCGAAGTGAGCGGGTTCGATCGGCAGCGGTCCCCGGCTTCGAGTCCGGACGCGAGCCTGGCTTAACGCCCCTGGGCGCCCACCCCGCTCCGGATCGGCTGAGCGAGTCCCCGGCGACGGGGTGGGTCCTTTCCCAGCAAGGAAAAGGGGACCAGATGGCGCGCACATCCGCGCCGCGACGTCAAGAGGGCTGCTGTTTCGCGAGCGCGTCGGTTCCGATCGCCTGGGCGATGACGGGCGTCAGGCGTTTCACCGTCAGCATCTGGCGCTGCAGCATGTCCGCGCGCACTTTCTCGGTCGCCCGCTGGCTCCCGGGCGCCACGTACCCGGCGAGCCACATCGCGGTCAGTTCGCAGAGCGCCGCGCCGCAGACGTCCGGCCGTTGGTGCGCGAATAACGGCTTGACTTGTTCCACCAGCGCGTTCGCTTCCCGCAGATGCTGCTCCAGCGTCTCCCGATCCGGCCCGGGCCTATGCGCCCTCATCGCGCCGCCGGGCCCGCCGGCCTCGGGTGCGCCGCCTCCAGCAGCTTGCGCCGCTCTTCGACCACGGCCTTGTGTCCCGGGTGGTGCTCGTCGTGCAGCGCCTGCTGCTTGGCCTGGTCGAGGTTGAACTCGTTGATCAGCGCTTGCGCCTGGCCCGGCGTCAGCGGCCGCTCCTCGCCCGGAGGCTCGCCCCGGATCTCCCCCTCGGGCTCCGCCATCCGATCGCTCATCCGGATCAGCATCGCCGTCCAGGCCGGAAAGGTGGTCAACGTCTCGCCCGTCAGCCCGGTCTCGCCCTTCGGGTCGTAGCGGGCGAGCAGGTTGGTCGCTTCGCGGATCCGCGCATCGTAGGCGCCGCCCCAAGCCTGGCGCAGCGCCTGTTCGCCATTCGCCTTGCGCTCGACGAGCGCCGCCGCCCCCGCCTGCTGCGCGGCCGCGTTCTCGCCCACCCACCATTCGAGCATCGCGCGCGCCTGCGCGGTCGGCAGCCCGACCTTGTGCGCCTGGGCGACGTACTTGCCGAGCATCTGGTTGTCGCTCTCCGAGGCCCCGTCGCCGAGCTTCAACGCGTAGCCTTCGGGCTTCTCGGGGAGGCCCAGCTTGGTCCAGACGCCCCGCATCTGCTCGGCGTTGTTCATGTCCTCCGGAAGGTCGATCCGTCGCTCCGGCGGCAGTCCCAGGGACTTTTCGAGGTTGAGGTAGCCCTTGGCCATGTCCTCGGCCGACGCGTAGCGCGTGATCGACCGCTCGCTCGCGAGGCTCTTGTCGGCGAACGACTCCCAAAACGCCGGCGCCGTTCCGCCGCTCGCCTCAGAGGTCGTCGGCGTCGATGACGCCGGCGCGGGCGGCGGCGGGGAGGATGGTTCCGAACTCGTCGTCGTGTGGGTTTCGCTCATCGGCTAGCTCCTGTGTCAGCAGCGCGCCCGCCGCCAGCGCGGCCTCGTCGTAGCCGGCATCGTTGGCGAGCTGGATCGCGCTATCCATCATGCCCGCCGAGTAGCGTAGCTGGGCGTCGCTCGCGTCGCACCCGAACCGCCGGCCCACCCCGCAGGCGAGCGCATGGTGCAGCAGCACGAGCTTGCCCAGCTCCGAGCCGAACACCATCGCGTAGGCCCGTTTCATCGCCCCTTCGTCGCCCGCGCGCACCTGCGCCAAGAGGTGCGGGACGTCGATCGCCGGGCCGACGTCGCTCATAGCCGGCCGACCATCCTGTAGCCCGGTGTTCACGCCCGTCCTTCCGCGCCCATCCGTGCTTCGATCCGCGCGACGATCTCCTTCAGCATCGCGCGCACATCGAGCTTGTTGCAGTTGCTGATGTAATTGAAGCGGCCCGCCTCCCCCATGTTGAAGCACGTCAAGAAGAACCCGACCTTCTTCTCGTCCTCCGGGCAATTCTCGCCATTAAACAAGTCATCGAGACCTGCCGCGAGCCCGTTCATCAGTTCGACAAACTGCGGCTCGACCGGCCCAGGATCGGCCGAGCGCGGATCGGGCGCGCTCAATTCAGCTCTCCGGAGTCCTTCGCCCGCAGCTCGTCGCCGAACTCGGTCAGCTCCTTGGTGACCACCATCATCCGCCCGAGGTAGCGCTCGTTGGTCGCCTCCACGCCCTCGTCGAGGATTTCGAGGATCCCCTCGAAGAGGTGCATCGCCCCCGAAAAGAACGCCACCCGCATTTCGCCCAAGGCCTGCGGCGTCGCATCGCCCTTGATCGCGAGCGCCTGGAACATCACCCAGCCGGCCTCGATCGGCCGACCCGCGTCCGCGAGGTTGCGCGAGATCTCCGCCAGGAACTCCCGCCGCGCCTTTCGCGCGCGCCCGTGCGCGTCTCGAGTCTCAGCCGATGGTCGCTGCGCCATTTGCTTCCCTCGTCTTGCAGGGTACGCGCGCCGAGCGCGGATCGTCCGCGCGCCCGGCCGCTGTGATCGCGAACTTGCCGCCGCAGGCCGCGCACTCGACCAGCCAGACGCCCACCTCCGGGGCCGGATAGGGCAGATCGACCGCGCAGGCCGGCCGGCGGCCAAGGTCGAGATCGACCCCGTGCGGGTACTTGGGATCGGCGGGGTGTTCGGGCTTGCGCCCAACGCTCAGCCACGTCGCCGTCAACGTCTGCTCGCTCATCCGCGCAGCCCCTTCTCAGCCAGGCGCCGCACCCCCCTCGCCGACAAAGAAAATGCTTCCGGTTGTGTTGTCAACCGGCAGCCACCTGCGAGGCCAGCGGATTCGTCGGCGCGAACGGCGCGGTCCCGCCAGGCCCCGCCGGCGGCGGAGCTGGTCCCCCGGGGCCGCCAGGACCGCCGACGCCGGCCAGCGTCGCGTGTGCGTCCGCGAGGTTCGACGCCGCCGCGCCGCCCGATTTGGCCGCGTCGGCGACCGCCTTCATCTTCGCCGCGTTGGCCATCTGCTCCTGCTGCGCCGCCTGCTGCTGGCGGAACGCCTGCACCTTTTGCGAGCTGGCGGCGGTGCCCGGAGGCGCGCCCAATCCGGTGTGGATCGCGCGCAGGGTGTTCTCCAGGTCGATCGCTTGCGCGGCGGCCGGGTCTTGCCCGGCGACCAGGCCCCGCGCCTGGATCAGCTGCAGCAGCCCCTGCACGTTGCCCCGCAGCTGGGCGATGGCGAGCGGGCCCGCGTACTCCCAGTCGACCAGCGCGCCGGCGACGCCAGCCGGCGGCGTCCCCAGCATCCGCTCTTCCTTCAGCCCATCGAGCGTCCGGTCGCCGAGCGTCGTCATCGGCATTTCGCAGTTCGAGACGATCGAGGCCATCCCGCGCAACCGGATGTCGCGCCGCTCGGTCACCTCCTCGGCCGTCATGTCCCCGCTCTCGCGCAGGTTCATCCAGTCCACGAAGTAGCCGCGCTCGATCACCTCGGTCAGGTACTTGATGTGCTCCAGCGCCGGCCCCGGATCGCCGGTGAGATCGAGCTTGAGGATCGCATCCTTGGCGCTCTGGATCCCGAGCCCGGCCGGATTGTAGGCGTTGGGCGCGCCCGGGCGCCGATCGAGCGGCTTGGGGAACATGCGCACCGGCCAGGCGAGCGGCGGCAGCGCCCGTTGCTGCACGATGTCCTCCACCGCCATCTGCAGGTTGTTGAGCACCATCACCTCGGCCAGCACCGAGACGCCCATGCCCTCCGCATAGGCGTGGCCGGGGAAATTGTTGTAGCGGAAGACAGAATACGGGAACGAATCGAACCCGCTCTCGTCCAGGATCGCCTTCTTTTCCTCGGCGATCACCACGTACTCGAAAGGTTTCGCAAGTCCGACCGCGCCCGGGCGCCCGCCTTGTCTTGGCTGTACGACGGTGATTACTGGGCTCATCTGCAGATCGTCGTGGTTCTTGACGCTGGTCAGCACGTCCTCCCAGCCCGGCAGCCCGTTCGCCTTGCCCCACCGCTGACAGATCCGCCACACCGAGAGCAGCTGGCGGAAGTAGAGCGTGTCCACCTCGCCCTGCTCGTTCTCGCTCCACCAGCAGTTCTGCAACGGCCGCGCCTGGTAGTACGGACCGAAGCCCCGCCGGCGGCCGGTCCAGATGACGCCGCAGCCGAAGCAGCAGAACTCCTGCAGGATCGAGTTGAGCGCCAGCATCAGCCGCGCCCGGGGCAGCATCATCCGATCGAAGATCGACCAGGCGACGTCGTTCACGTAGTCGATCGACTCCTGGTCGAGGTCCGTCGCGCGCCCGCTCATCGCCAGCCCGCGCTTGACGTTGGGAAGCAGGTTCGGCCGGGTCGGGTCGATCAGGTAAGCGAGCACGAACGCCGCCGCGCGCGCATTGGCCTGCGTCGCCACCTGCGAGGTGATCCGGTGCGGGCGCAGCATGTCCGGCCGGGTCGCGACCGTGAAGTCCCGCCGCGCCAGGATGTAGTCGCTGCAGAGCTGCCAGCGCCGGTCGTAGTAGGCGCGCGTCGCCCGCAGCGAGTAGTAATACCGCAAGTACTCATCGACCCGGTTCGGGCCCCGCCGCACCGCCGGCGCCTTGGGCCTTTCGCCCTCGGCGCGCTCATTGTCTGGCCTGCGCTCCGTGGTCTCGACGTCGGCCATTCAGCGCACCACCAATCCCTGCATTGCAGGGCGGGGTTGGGCGGCGAGCTGCGCTCCGCGAGGCCCCGAGCCTCGACCGCTACCGGCGCTGGGGGCCTTGCGAGCCGTACCAGACCGCCCATCGGCTATCCGCCGTCGAAACCTCATTGCGCGAGCCCCGTGCGTGTCGAGAGCCCCGAGAAGAGCCCGCCAGTGCCCCCGGGCACGCCGGGCATGGTCGAGCCCTGGCCCCCGAGCGGCAGCCCCAGGCCGCGCCCCGCGCCCGTCCCTGAGAGGGTGTCGCCTTGCGTCCCCCCGCTCTGCAGGCGCCGGGTGAGCTGGTCCGCCAGCCGGTTCTGCGTATCATAGGGGTTCGGCGTCGGCGGGGTGTCCAGCTTCGGCGGATTGAAGAGGCCGGCCATCGCTGTTCTCCGTCCGTTCCAACCCGCAGCGTTAGGCTGCGTAACCGTCCGTTCACGAGCCGTTCCGCCGCTAGGGCAGCACGACGCGCACCTCATCCTCGCCGCCCGCGAACGCCGGTCGGATCAGGCGCCCTTCATGGGCGTCCATGCCGTCGATCGTCAGCGGTCCGTACTCGGCCGCCTCGCAGATGTGCGAGTAGCGATTCTTCGCCGGCGACGGCGCGACCTGGCCCGCCCGCCTCGGGTAGTGGAAGCCCCCCGCCAGTCCTTCGATCAGCCCTTGGCAGGCCGCATCGATCAGGATCAGGGGCGAGCGCGGATCGCCGCTCACCCGGCCCAGGAACAGCTTGTCGAGCGCGCCCCGCCGAAACTTCGGATTGTTGGTCGGCGCCAGCAACACCTCGATCCCCGCGTACTGCTGCAGCGCTTGCGCGTCCGAGTATTCGGTTTGCGGCGAGCGCGAGGCGGCCGCCGGGTCGACGCAGATCACCGCCCCTTTCGCTTTCGCGTACTTGGGGCTTTCCGCGACCTGGCGGATCCGCCCGCCCAGCTCCTGCAGGCTCATCTGCCCTTCGCGCACGAACACCTCTTCGAGGTAGCACCACTGGCCCGAATAGCGCCGCTGCTCGAACGTCGCGCCCGGGATCAGCGCCCCCGAACCGCAGTCGACGCTCACCACCAGGTCCGAGTAGGGGTCGATCGCGATCTCCTGGTTCGCGACGTGGATCACGTCGTCGAAATTCGGATGCACCGGCTGCCCGTGGCGCCCATACCCCGGCCGATTGTCGATCAGTCGCCGCTCGTCGTAGGTGTCGAGCTGGGCGGCCATCGCGCCGTAGTAGTTCGGGTCGAGCTTCCTCAGATTGGCCATGTTCTCGGCGTTGGCGCTGCGCCCGCCTGGCTGCACCCACATCCGATCGGTCGTCGGCGCCGCTTTGCCGGTCGGCATCAGCCTTTGATAGAAACGCCGGTAGAACGGGGTGCCGATCATCGGCGCGTTGGCGTCGCCCCAGATCCCGCGATAGGGCGACACCTCGGCCTCGTCAGGCCGGTCCTCGGGCTCCGGGTAGCGCCCGGCCCGGTTCGAGCCCATCGAGAGGATCGCGTCGAGGTCGCCGTTGGTGTCCGCCTCGGGCAGCCACGCGGCGGTGAACTCGAAGCCGCGAAAGAACTCCTCGATGTCGAGATCGTTCACCGCTCGGAACAGCACCTCGACGTGAACGCGCGAGGCCGTGCCGTCGATGTTGAGGATCGCGTCGAAAATGTGGTCGGCCGGGTCGCCCCGCGATCCCCGGAACTCCCCGATCGAGGCTCGAAACACCTTGAAGTAACTCGGCATCACGGTGTCCCAGGCCCGCCGGTAGGTCGGGCAGACGACCACGATCCGGGCCTTGCGGATTCCGTCGCGCGGACTAGGCTCCTGCCAGCGCGCGACGCGCAGACACCGCCTGGCTGAGCCGGTCGTCTTCCCCCCACCCGTGGGGCCTACGATCATGTTCACCGGCGCGCGGCACAGCTCGTAAGCGCGCTCGACGGGACCGGCGAAGGTCCAGGCGCGAACGTCCACGCCGCCATTTGCGGAGGGGTCACCCACACCCCCACCCGATCACACCGAAACCCCGTGTCGGACCACCCCCAAGCTGAGCCACAGCTCGATTCATGCGAAGCCGACGGTAGGAGCCCGACAGTCAGGGGGCGCGCGCGCGAGGGAGGGGGTGGGCGCCCGCGTGCGATCGGGCGCGCTCGCGCAGAGCAGCTGCGCAGAGCACGCGTGGCGCGCCCCCGATCCGCGCCGCGCGCTCGCGCGCGCGCGCCCCGAGTCTCGCGACCATCTGATTCCGAATTATGTCGCGCCGAGACTTAAGCCCCTGATCTCGCTCAGCTTTCCTCGCGCCGTGGGACGTCGACTGTGGGACCAGCGCCGCCCGCGGATTGGAAAAGCTCTGGAAAATCAGGGTCTTGCTCGTCGCCGGGCAGCTGCCCGAGCGGCGCGTCGATCAGCTGGCCCTCCGGCACCAGGTAGACCGTCGCGGGCGCCGCGCCGCTCTCTCTCGCCGGCGGCCGCACTTGGTGAACGTATTTCATCAACCCGTCCCGTTCCCGCGCCATCAGCGCCCAAGCCTCGAACGGCTCGCACCCGAGGGCCTTGGCCAGTCGCTTCGCCTTCACCGCCATCGCCAGCGTGACCGGGTCGAGCCCGAGATCGATGAGCCCCAGCTGCTGCGCATCGCCAGGCGCGGCCGCGACGTCGTCAGGCGAGATCAGCGCCACGGCCGCCGACTGCTGGCCAGGCGTCATCCCGCCGTAGGCGTGCTCGATGTAGCGCGCCAGATCCTGCGAGCGCTTGTTTCGCGCGCCCACGGGCCGCCCGGGACCCGCCCGACGCTCCGCCGGGGGGCGAATCTCCAGGGTTTCGCCGTCCAGCGGCGCGGCCGCCAGTTCGTCAGCCATTTCCGCAGCTTATCTTATTCGCCGCCCCGACGGCATAGGAACGGACCGGGAACGCCTATGGCTCAGCTCTGGTTCCACGGGTTCCACGGGTTCCATTTTGAGCTCTAACCTTCTTTAAGGATTTCAGTCACTTGAGATCATTGGAACCCGTGGAACCCGTGGAACCCTCGCACACATGATGTGCGCGCGCGCGGGCATGCGCACCCGAGGCTGCACATGGGTTCCACGGGTTCCACGGGTTCCACGGGCTCTAACTCGTTGAAATCGTTCGCTAATCGTTGGAACCAGAGCTTAACCGCAGTCGGGTTCCGCGAGTTCCAAAGCCTTCCGGGTGATTGGCCAGGCTCCCAAAGGGAGGCGCTCAACAATCCCCCAACGGGTCCGGGCTGGCAAGCGCCAATCGGGTCCGGGGCGCCAATCGGGTTCGCCCAACTGAGGCGATCCGGTGCGTCAGCCTGTCGCACCTTGCCCCAGTTGACCCCGGTCCGAGTGTCTGCGCATAAGTCAGTCACCGACGCACGGTGCGTCGCAGAGACCAGCAAGGGAACTGACCCAATGTCCTACTTCAACACCTCCGAAGAAATCGCCGCCCTTCTCGTTCACCTGGCGCCCCACGCGAGCCGCGCACTGATCGAAAGCATCCGTTACGCGGAGTCGGACGACGACGCGCTCCGCTTCTACGCCGACCCGACCAGCGACCCCGACGCCATCGTCTACGCGGATGGCTCGGTCGAGACCTACGACGCCTAGGAGCGAGCGCGATGTACGACTTGAGCCAGCCCAATGAGCAACCCGGTCCTTGCGAGAAGTGTCGCGGGTCCGGGGTCTACGGATGGGGCGCTTGCGTCAACGGCTCGATGACGCACCAAGGCACGTGCTTTTCGTGCCGGGGTACGGGCAAGCAAACCCGCGCCGACATTCGCCGCAACCACACCTATAACCGCCACAAGATCAATCGGATCGCGTGGTAACTTCAGACTACGGAGCTTCACCCGTGAAATACTACCTCCACCTCGAAACCAATCGCTGGGATTCGCGCGGCTGCGCCATCGAGCGGCAATCGATGCGAGTCGCCTGTTTCCAAGGCGAGCTTTGGACCGCGCTCACCGTGCGCAACATGCTCGATGATCCGTCGCTCTGGGCCGCCGACCGCGCGGTTCACTATCGGGTCCGGGACGAACGCGGCCAGCACGTAGGCCTCAGCGATCTCGCGCTTCTCGTCATGGGCGCCGACGCGTTCGAGGCGGCGCTGGCGGAGATCGCCATCCCCTTCTAGGCGCCCTGCCAGGGCTGGCGGCGCCCGCCGTCGCCAGCCTTCGCACGGCGCCTAGAGCCGATTCCCAGCAAAGGAACCTTCACCATGTCCCTCGTCGAAACCCCGACTCCAAATGCCGCGCTTGCGCTCCTCGCCAAGGCCGAGGCTTCCCGCCAGCGGCGCGATTGGCGCGCCGCAGCGCTCACCCTCGGCGCGATCCTGCGCCAGGCGCCGCCCGCGATCCGCCTCCCGGCGCCCACGGTGCCCGCGAAACCCAAGGCGAGCGTCAAGCTCACCAAGTCCAAGCGCCAGGCGATTCTCGCCCAGTACGGCTCGAACGGCGCCAAATGGGGCGCCAGCGCCAGACTACCCCAGCCAACAACCCCGCCCGCGTCTTGGGTCTTGCAGGACCGCATCCACAATCAGGTCGCGGCGGAGCGCTTCGCGAAGCTCCTGGTCCTGCCTTTCAGCGCCATCGAGCGCGAGCGAGCGCGGAGCATGGGCGACAACTGGGAACCGCTCGCCAATGAGCTGGCCCGCGCCGATTACGCCAAATGGCGCCGCGAGAATCCCAAAGCTTTCTAGGTCGAAACCTAGGGGCGCTCCGGCGCCCCGACGGTCCGCCGGTTTGGCCGGCGCTGACGAGACCCAGCAAAGGAACCCCACACATGGCCAAAATCCGCATCAGCGCGAACCCTTGCACCTTCGCCGGCAAAGCGCCGCACCGCGTGCTCACGTGGGCGATGTTTGCCACCCCTTACGCCAGTTTCGTGGTCGACATCCGCAACGTCGACCACCTGCGCCAACTCCTCCGCAACCTGCGGGCCGACACCCTTGCCCGCCAAGACGTCACCGGCTCGTTTTTCGTGTCCGCCACGCTCTGCCCACGGGAACGGGCGCCGGCCGGATTCCGCAAGTACGTCTGGCGACTCGAAGTCGACCGCGACCCGGTCGAAGCCGCCGCCTAGCGGCCCTGCCAGGGCTGGCCGCGCTCGCCGTCGCCAGCCTTCGCACGGCCGCTAGGAGCCGAACCCAGCAAAGGAACCTAACCCGATGACTGACTACATGGTCACCCAACAAT